GGTGGCATTTGAACTGTGAATGAAAAATACTGAGAACCTATTTGTCTTGCAGACTTTTTGCCTGATAGGGTTTGATTCAGTAGTGTAGGTCTATTGTCTTGAAAATTTATTGACCTAAAGTTTGGGTCTGTAGGGAATGTCTCTATTGTCATTATACTATCCCCATTTTGCCTTGAGTATTCATGGCATTGTTAATTATTTGTGTTATTAATCCTTTTCTTGATGTTAGTAACTGGTCAAATCCAGCAGCATCAACTGTTGATATGTTGAAGTTTACTACTGGTGCTGTTTGTGTTGTTTGTTTTAAGTCTTGATTAGATATTACCTGACCATTTTGATTTGGTATAAACAATTCTCTTCCTGATTCACCAACCATATAAGGTCTACCTGCATTTACTGCGCCACCTAATGCTCTTCTGCCATAATCCATATCAAACAAAGTATCGCCATCGGTCATACGATTAAATATAGCAGTATCTCTAGCCTTTGATATGCTTGCACCAAAACTAGCAAACATCTTATCTATAACAAGTTTTTGTACTGCAATTCTTATAAGCTCTCTAACTATACTAGTTGCAAAATCTTTAAAGCTAGCCTTACCCTTTTCTAAAAACTGCATTGTTAAATCAGTTATACCATCATAAGATTTTTTAATTACATCACTAATTTCATCTTGCATTGTTTTTATGCTGGTTACATATTTACTATAGCCTTCTTCAGCAGCTTTTAGGAATTTTTCAAACTGGGATATTGCACCAAATCCAGTTGCAGAATCTTCTTCTTCTCCATTCCTTCCTAGAATGAAATCTAAAATAGAACGACTTTCTGTTTTTTCTATTTTTTTATCTAAATAACCTTGAGCAGCAGATGCTATAGCATCTATTTTTTCCTTATTTTTACTCTTAGCACTTTCAACATCACCAAGAATATCAAATTCATCGAATTGTTCAAAACCAAATAGAGAACTGATTGAATTAAATGATCTTATAAATTTATTAAGTTCTTCTTTTATAAAGTTAAAAGTATCTCTAAAACCTTGCTTAAAGGGTAGTAGTAGAAGATCATGCAAAAATGTATTAATTCTTAAAAACGCTTCTCTTTTCTTCAAAACAAGAAAAGGAATCCATTTTTGCGTTATAAGTTTTACAGCGTGTATTATTTCATCTCTAAATATATAGATAGCTGTTATTGCTGCGGTTGCACCAACAATAAATGCTGTAAATGGATTTGTAGCAGCAAAGATCAAGAAGGATGCTTTAAATGCTATTAATGCTTTTGTTATAGAATAAATTAAAGGAGGTATAGCAACCAATACTGGTATTAGCAAAGCATCCATATTATTGGCTAAGTGACCAACAAATCTAGCCATAGTTGAAAATACTTTAGTGGCTTCTTCTATATCGCCAATCATAAACTGGAAGTTGTTTCTTAAAGCAACCCCAGCTTGCCCTAGTGTCATGGGCATTTTTTGTATTTCTTCGTTTGTTTGTTTAGTGCCTGCAATAAGAATTGGCATTACTGTTTCTGCTGTTAGTTTACCAGCATGTCCAAACTCTCTAAGCTCACCAATGGTCATGTCTAAACCATCGGCTAACATTTTAGTAAGAATGGTATTGTTCTCCATTACAGAACGTAACTCATCCCCTCTCAAAGCACCTGAAGCAAGACCCTGTGCTAACTGCCTAGCAGAGTTATTTGCTTCTTGAGCATGAGAACCAGCAATAATAAAAGTATTGGCTACAGTCTGTGTAGCATCAGCTACATCTTTTTGAGTAGCACCTAAATGCTCTGTAGCTAAAGCAAGTCTTGTAAATAACATAGCAACAGCATCAAAATCTGATCTTGAATCAGATGCTATTCTTCTCATGTGATTCATAGCATTAGCTGTTTCGGATGCGCTACCTGTTAAGGCGTTCATCCTATTTGTAACACCAATCATTACATTGGATGCTTCTACTATTTCTCTTACACTAAATGCAGCAGCAACAACACCAGCAAGTTTTTTTACAGCACTTTCTGCTGAGTTTGCATTTCTGTTGAAACTATCAAATGCTTTTTTAGATTTATCGCTACCAAATATGGTAACAAATAAATCTGACTTACCTGTTGCTCGCATTATGCTCTTCCTTTATTTCAAGATAAGCCAACCAACCCTGAAACTCCTCTACTGTAATCTCATCAATTTCAGCTAGAGTTTTGTTTAGTTTTTCAGCTAAAGCATATTTAATATATAGCTGCTTATCTTCTATTACTTTTTTTTAACTTCTTCCTGTGAAATATTATTCATCATCTCACTAGACACTCTAATTAATACATCTCTATCCACCTTCTCCAATAAGGCTTTCTTATCAGCGATTGTAAATAACTTTTCTCCCTCTTTATCTAATGCTTTATAAATTAAAACATAGACTAAAAGCTGGACTTCATCATCTTTAGCTAGTTTCATAAATTTAGAAGTCTCTGAAAGAGTGATTGGCTTACAATAAATCTTTAAAGGATTATCTTCATCATCACCCCACTCAGGGACTTCTATAATTCTAGTTTCTATACTATCAAAATGTTTTCTTGCGTTATCTATTACTGACATGGTTTTATACTGTTGTTGTTGTTAAGTCACCAGTTCCCTGAATACTTAATGATGCTTCAACCATACCATCAAAAGATGCAGTTCTTGAAACACCTGTAACAATAGCATTACCGCTATAGTAAGTATCTGAAACACCTGCTGGATATAAGTTGATTTCTATAGTATTTCCGACTACAAAAGCACCTTGACCATCAGAGTCTCCATCATCCCAAAAAACATCCAATGAGCCTGAGAAAGATTTTAAAGTAGCTATATGAGTTCTGCTTGCATCACCCATTGCTGTATCTTCCACAGTATCACTTGTATGTTCTAAAGAATATGATCTAACTTCACCAACGACATTAGCTCCGCCACTAGTACCTAGCTTTACAACACCATCATTTCCCTTAAATGTTGACATTTTCTTTTACCTCGCCTTTCGGCTTTTTCTTAGAAGAAGATTTAACTTTATCTTTCGACTGGACTGCTTCTTCTTTCCAACCCATTCCCAACATAGTTTCCACGTTTGATTGCGGAACTTCCATTGAAACTTTACCATTTGGACTAATTAATTTCATAATTACCTCCTATTATACTGCTATATCAGGATTGGTTTCCTGAACATAGTAGTTTGTTAAAAAAGTTAGAGTCGCATAGCCTACTGGTTGTTCTCCATCACCAGTATAGTCTATATCTGTTGACTCAATAAAAGTGTCTTTTGCCAAGCCACCTAGAGTTCTATCAGCAGCTATAGCTTCTTCAACCTCTTTACTAATTGTATCAATAGTATCATCAAAGTTGCTAGTAGCTTTGCAATATGCTTCTACTACTACTGAAAGCTCTCTGCTCATAACCCTATCAGTACCTATAACAATAGGCTCAGATGTTTCTGATTTTGTATAAATAACTAAAGAAGGAAGGGTATCTTCTTGTAGTGTATAAACTCTTGACTCATAAACATTAGAGCCTGTAGTTGTAAGGCCTGTTAATGTAGTTCCAAAGTATTCTCTTATTTGTTGTCTTACATGATTAGCCATTATTGAACCTCAAGTAGTAATGAAGTCATGCCTAAATTATCATGCTCATAGTTTATAACTTTATAAGTTGTTGATGGTTTTATTTGTGTGCCATCTAAATTCTTAATAGCTGGAGCAACTATACTATCTCCAAATGCTATGTTTGGTATATCAGTAGTCTTAGCCTGTGCTACTGGTTGATACCCTTGAACTGGTAATCCTGCTGTATCTATATCTACATATTCTTGATTCAGGATTACGTTGATAGAAGAAGATGAACCACCTGTAGGTGTGTAGGTAACTTGAATACCATGACCATAGGTGGCATCTAGGTAGCCATCGAAATCTCTATCAAATTCCATTGGCATAATTATTTTTTAGCTCTAGTTTTAGGAGCTTTTACTTTAGAAGTTTTTAAGCCTACGCTTCTATCTTCTTTTTTAGCTTTAGGTTTTGCTACATGCACTTCTGCTTTATTGTAAGCACAAAGTTCATGTCCTATGTTTTCAGGCAATTCAACAACATCACCTGCATTTACTCTTTGCCCATTGGCAACTGTGTTTTTTGTTATTAAGTATTTCTTCATATTTAAGTTGGGGGTATTGCTACCCCCATTCCATTTAAGCATTAGCTATTATGCACCATCATTAGATACACAGAATGAAACTGCATGTCTAACTGCTACATCCATAGTTTGTAGAGCAACTATTCTTATGCTTCCTGTATTAGAAAGTGAATAAGGGTCTACAGTAATGTCTAAACCGCCATAAAAACCAACTAGTAAGTCAGCAAAGTTTCCGAAGTAGAAATCTCCTGCTGTTACTTGGTTACTTCTTACAACATTGTAGCCATTCATTCTTCCATCAGGCTCAACCACAAACATACCACTTCCGCTATCTTTAGAAGTAGTTTTTAATGTGCCATAGTCTGAAGGTTTACAGATATAACCTAAGTTACCTACTAAGCCATTGTCATTAGCAACTTCGCTTTCCATTGCAATAATTTCAGCAAAAGTTGGGTTAGCAGCACCAAATGTAGTAGTGTTAATACCTGAAGTATTTTTAATACCTGTTGGCTGACCACTTGAACCTGAACCAGCTAAAGCACCTAAATCAATAGCAGTAGCTATAGATTTTGTTAGGTCATCTCTGATTAGGTTTTCAATGTCTAATGAAGACTGTTGTAATAATAGTCTTGTAGCATCTGTGAAAGCACCAACTACTTTAGGTGACATTGTTACTGAACCTGAAGTAAATTCTGATTCAGAAGCAGCATTACCCTCTGTTGCAATCCATCCAGCAGATGAAGCAGCAGTTTTCTTAGGAATTACTACGTTACCTTGCAGTCCTTGCAATGTTGTTGCACCAGCAGCTAAAACTGATGATGAGTTTCTTAGCACATCAATAAAATCGCCACCTCTGTAATCTTCAGCTATTAAAGTTGAATCATCACCAGTGTTGATGTCTCTTTTGCTCCAAGTTCTTAGAACTTCAGCAGGTAACATGATACCTTGAGCATCTTTACCATATTGTCTAGCAGCTTCAGCAGAACATTCAAATTCAAATGCTGCATCTTCTTGTGCTTTTCTATCAGATGGGTTAGCCATAGCTCTAATCGCTTTCACTAGGCTAAATTCTCTTACTTCTTCTTTAGTCATGCCGATTTCTGAAGGAGTTTCTAGTGGAGTGTTGTTAGAAATATTTTCTAGCAATACACCTCTAAATTCTTCAACAGAGATACCATCAGCAATCGCTTTGTCAGCTAAATCTCTTTTATTGTGTCTAGCTGCTAAATCTATGATCTCTTTTGAGTTTCTTTTAAATTCAGCTTTAGCTTCATCAATAGTTTGAGTTCTAACTTCGTCAAGATTAATATCTTTATTTTCCATTGTTATTACCTCTATATTATTAGTATTTTGTTTATCTTTAGAACGACCAACTCCAACAAGTCTTGACTGGTCAGCAGGAACAGATACAGAAGAAACTTCCATAGGTGTCCATTGAGCTTTATAGTAATTCTCATCATCTTTGTTCATTCTAGTTAATTTATCAACTCTGTAGCCAACTGAAATGTTCATACGTATGCCATCAGCTACATCTTCAAATATTTCTTGAGCTAAAGCAGATTTACCAAATCTAACTACTGCAGTTGTCCTCTTTGCAGTCTCATCTAATTTGAATTCTTCAATTACACCAATTTGCTTAGTCATATCATGGTCAAGCAATAGTGGAGCTCTTCCTGAGTTTATAAACTCCATGTTTATATCATCAGCAGAATGTCCTAGTACTTCCATACCAAAACTTCTTTCAACTGGCTCTTCACTAGAAACGCCAACTCTAACTCTTCTACTTTCTTCATCAATATAAGAAGCCTTAGATAAATCAATAGTTCTATATTTCATAGGCATATCAATTACTTTTCTTTCTTCTTCATCTGATTCAGACATAGAAACTTCATCAGTTGTTTCTAACTCATCACCTTCGTGTTCTACATCCTCATGCTTCTCAAACTCAACAATAACAGTATCATCA